AACGTGGTGCTGCCATTGCTGCAAAGGCAAAGGAACTGGGTATCCCCGATTTCCTTATGAAGCATATATCACTTGCTGATGATGCGGATATCGAAAAGGAATTGACGGAGTATAAACAGGAACTTGTTACCAACAACTTGATGCCAGCCGATAAAGCCGACATCATTTCATCGTCTGAACAAGCAGCTAAGGACGACGCCAAATCGTGGGCGAACTCGCTGCCTAATAATTAACAATTAAACCTATTGCATTATGGCGATTAAGTTTGAAAAGACAACCTATCCCGGCAATATGGACGCATTCTGGCGCAAAGAGGTCAAGATGCTTCCGGGTGGCTTTGCAATGAAGCAGACTTTCCCAGTTGGGGAAGTTATTCATCGTGGAGCTTTCGTTGCTGTGGACGTGGATGCTATGCAGGCTGCCATCTTGAAAGTGGGTAAGGTGCTTGCTGGCGGAACCACTTCCGCAGCTCGTGTAAGCAAGCGTAACAACATTTGTCCCGGTGATACCGTGATGAAAGTTGGTGGCGACAGCACAACCACTGTAAAGAGTGTGGATCGTAGCAATCCCGATTACGATGTTATCGAGGTAGCAACCGCTATTACCGGTCTTGCAGAGGGAGACTTCTTGCAGGAGGCGGACGCAACATCGAAAGCACCGAAGTATGTAGCCAACGCTGTATTGGGTGCAGACCTTGAAATCAAAAAGAATGGTCTTCCTACTATCGATGCAGGATATGACGCAATTCTGTTGAAGTCGGTATGTACTCCTTTCCCTGCTTCTTGGCTCGTTGAAAATGGATTCTGCTTGAAAGCAAATCCGAACATTCTCATTATTAACCAGTAAATCACTGAAAGATTATGCCTAATCCAGTATTACTCAGTTCATTGTTCGGAGAACTGACAAAACACGTTCAGGCTCGAATTGATGCAGCTTCCGAACTTAACAAGCGCATCTTCGACAATGTGATTTACCGCAAGTATCTTGACTGGGACACTCCTACTATCGGTCTCGACTTCGAGGAGATTGTCGGCAAATACAACCTCACCGTTGCTGCTGCCACAATCGGCGAGAACGCCAAAGAGCCTATTTTGGGTTCTTACGGTCTCGAAACCGTTAAGGAGCGAGTACTGAACCACGCTGTAACCTTGCCTATGACGGTGCAGGATTACCGTAAAATCTTGCAGTTGCTCGACAGCAAGTCCATTTCGGACGAGCAGAAGAAAAAGCAGCTCATCGATTTGATGTGGGGCGGTGTTACCCGAGTAGTAAATGGTGTTGAAGCCAAAATCGACATCATCTTCTTGGGTGCTCTCTCGAATTGCGGTGTATTCACCTTTGACAACAAGAACAACCCAGAGGGTGGAGTTCGTGGTGAAATCAACTTCAATATGCCAGCGACCAACATTGCACAGTCCACAACCAAATGGACCGATGCAAACTTGGAGACTGTCGATTGTATGGAGGACATTCAAGCTATTCTTGACCTTGCGGAGGACAAGACCGTTCTTGGCAAAATCCTTTGCGCTCCGTCTCGTATCTCCTATATGTGTCGTAGCAAGAAGATGAAGCAGATGATTTGGGGTACTGACAAGTCCTCAAAGATTGTTCAGCTGAAGGACATCAACGACTATATGGAGAGCAACGGCTATCCTACGTTCGAGAAGATTAAGCGTCAGTGTAAGATTCAGAATGGCAACACTCTTACTCCTTACACGCCTTGGAATGCGAATAACATCGTATTCGTACCAGACGGCAAGTTGGGTACGGTCAAGAACGCTTATGCGAACAACGAGTTGAAGCCCGAAAGTGATGTAGCTTACAGCAACTACGGTCGTATTCGTGTGTCTCAGTGGCACGTTGGAGAGACAAAGGGTGCTAATCAAGGCGAGTTCACAAAGGCTGAATCTCTCGCTTTGCCGGTAATTACGGAAATGGAAGGTATCTACACTCTTAAAACCGATTACTAATGGCAAAGACTAACTTGGAAGCATTAAAAGCCCAGTGCAAGCTAATCTGTAATACTTGCTATGTGGACGAAGATGTAGCACGCTTGGTTCTGCAAAATGCAGGACTGGAAGCAGAAAGCGAACCGTCGGCAAACAATCCCGATATAGTCAGTGCTGCCATTCTTATTGTCAAAGGGTGGGTGGAAACAAGCCGTTCAGAGAATGGTATTTCCGCTTCGGTCGATGTAGAGAGTGTGAAGAAAAGCATCGTTTTCTGGTGTGGCAGAGCTGGACTGGATGCGTCCGAGTATGTTGATAATTTAACTGTTATTGATAACGGCTCTAATTTGTGGTAGTATGAGAACCAACGGCACTTTACAGTATTGTTCACTCGCAGAGGGTGGTTTCAACGAGGACGGAGAACCTATTGCAGTAGGGACACCGACTTTGAGTGAAGCCATACCTTGCTCAATCAAGGCAGTTACCAACAACTCGAAAGGTAGATATGAGGACGGAAAGTTCAACCAGGCATCTTACGAGATACTGGTTGAGACTGCAAACTTTCCTCTCGACATCAAACGAGTAAGGTTGCAGCGTAAAGGAATTGACTTGGGGGAGTTTGCAGTGCAAGGCGTACCTACTCCAACAACTATGGATCGTGTGAAAATCGTTGTGTGATGCCCGGCAGAATGACTACACCCCTCCAAATGATTGGAGATAAGATTAACGCAAGTGTCGAAGCCAAAACAAAGGTTATCGTGAACACTCTTTGCTATGTTGGCGAACAGTGTATCATCGAAGCCCGAGACAGTGGCAACTACACCGACCAGACGGGTAACCTTAGAAGTTCTATTGGTTACGCAGTCGTTTGGAACGGCAAAGTGGTTCAAAGAGACTGCATAGACAAGGTTAAGCAAGGCGACAAAGGTATCTCCGAGGGAGACGATTATTTGTCGAAATGCGTCAAGAAAGCTCGAAAGAAAGGCATTGTACTAATCGTTACCGCAGGTATGAACTATGCCGAATATGTGGAAGCGAAAGGTTACAATGTCCTTTCATCGGCTGAATTGAAAGCTGGACCACTTGTCAAGAGCCTATTAACCCGATTAGGTTTCAGAACGAAGTAATGGAAAAGACAGCAAAGCAAATCGAAAAGGACGTGTTCCGCATCATCAAGGACAGCGAATTAAAGAACGTTATCGGTGGCAAGTTCTATCGTGCTGGAATGAGACCGAAAAACGCAATGACTGAGGACGTGGTCGTAAAGTTCCTAACTGGAATTGACGGTCAAGAGCAGTCGGGCGTTATTCTCGTTCACGTTTACGTTTCCAACATCGCTGTATCGAATGACGGTGAGCTTGTCGAGAATATTACTCGTGTCGATGAACTGGAGGAGTTACTCAATACCCTTGTGGCTGATTTGGAGAATGAGGAGTATCTGTTTGAAAAGGACGGCACACCTCACAGCTTCCCAGTCGAGGGGATAGAACAGCATTTTATCAATATGCGATTGCATTATAGACGTAAAACTTTTTAATACAGCAAGACTATGGCTACAAAGAAAAAGATTATGGCTTGGTCCAAATGTACCTTTGAGATCGGCAAGACTGGCGACAATGACGCTATGGCTACCGAATTGACCAGCATTGGTACTATCAAGGACAAATCAAGCTCGTTGGAGCCGTCAGACGGTGACGCTCTCGAAATGAAAGCCACCGGTGGCGAGACTGTTGCGAAAGAGGTTTTGGAGGGTGGCTACAAGGCTATTACCCGCGTAATTGAGCCTACTGAAGAGTTGGAAACTACACTTGGTATCAGCAAGGCTGGTGCTGATGGTGAAACCCAGATTACCACTCACGTTGTAGAGGGCGATTGGTCTTTGAAGATTACTCCTAAAAACGTGGGTGCGAAAGGTATCAAAGCTCCGAAGTGTTCAATTACCTATAAGCCCGGCTGGAGCGAAGAGGACGGTAACTATGCAGATATCGAATTTGAAATTCTCAAAGGCGATGCAGGTTACTGGTATTCACGTTTTACCAAGGCTGCTGCAACACAGACTGGCAACTAATGTTGCTTAAAGCTCATTGTTTCAAAGGGGTATAGCTTAATGGTAGAGCATTTTCGTGAACTCACGAAAAAGGTACGAGTTCGACCCTCGTTGCCCTCCTACATCAATTTATATAACTATGGACAATCTCGAAAAAATTGTAACCGATACCATTCTGCAACGAGCGTCAGATGTAATCGTGATTGACGGCAATGAATACCCGATAACACCACCTACACCTGCTACGCTCATTCTCATTTCCGAATTGGTATCAACACTGCCGGCAATGAATAGAGAAGCCGACAATATCCTACTCGAAGTCCTTTCTACTGCAAAGGACTTATCTGTTATAGGAAAGATTGCAGCCACTCTGATACTTGGGGCTAAACGTATCAAAGAGCATAGATACATAACAATCGAACATACAACCGAGACAAAACGCTGGTCGTGGAGTAAATTCCGCTTTGTTGTCGAGAGGGCTACGACAACGGAAAAGGCGTTAGAGGTCGATTATTTGGCAGAACGCATACTTAATGAGGTGACGAACGAGACACTGGTAAAAATCGTCTCAAAACGTCTCGGAATGATGCAGATTGGCGATTTTTTCGAGCTTACCACTTTCCTATCAGAAACCAATCTTCTAAAAAGGACAAGGGAAGTGGTAGCGACAGCATCTGGGGATTAGTCATTAGCTGGGCAAAGAACCTTAATACCACTACTGATAACATCTTGTATGAAATGAGCTACGAGAACATTCTAATGTATACCGCTGCTACACCTTCTTATAATGATGAAAAGGATGAGTGGGATGATTCTATCGATGCGAATAACCCAGATAATTTCAAGAACAATAACGATGAAGAAGAGGAATTCGTAAGATGAACAGCGACAATGGAAAAATAGGGTTCAGTATCGAGCTTGACAATTCCCAACTGAACCGTGATATAAAAAAGTCTCAGCAGGCTTTTAGGGATTTAGGAGACCAAGTAGAATCGGAATGCTCCCGAATGGATAATGCTTTCAGTGGCATTAGTCGTTCTGTTGCATCTATCGGTGCTGCTTGGTCTCTGCAAGAATTAGGCAAGAACGTGGCCACCATACGAGGAGAGTTCCAGTCCTTGCAAAAGACTATGGAGGTGATGCTTCAATCCAAATCAAAGGCAGAAGCATTGATGGCTCAAATGGTGCAGACCGCAGCCACTACGCCATTCGGTCTGCAGGAGGTCGCAGGAGGTGCAAAACAGCTCATCGCCTACGGTCTTGAAGCAGACAAAGTGAACGACACTCTGATTCAACTGGGAAACATCGCTTCGGGATTGAAGATACCTTTGGGCGACTTGATTTATCTGTACGGAACCACTATGGCACAAGGTCGTCTATACACACAAGACCTTAACCAGTTTACCGGTCGTGGTATTCCGATGATTAAGGAATTGGCTGAGCATTTCGGAGTAGCCGAAAGTAAGGTCAAGGGGCTTGTTGAAGAGGGCAAAGTTGGGTTTCCAGAGGTGCAAGCTGTTATCAATAACCTTACAAATGAGGGCGGAAAGTTCTTCAACCTTATGGAAGAGCAAAGCCAGCTCATCAATGGTAAAATATCCAATCTTGAAGATGCGTTCGATTCGATGTTCAACAAGATCGGACAGAGTAACGAGGGTATTATCAATGACACAATCGACACAGCGTTGTTGCTTGTTGAGAACTACGAGGTTGTCGGTGATGTGCTGATGACACTCGTTGCCGATTATGGTGTTTACAAGGCTACCCTTATGGCAGTAACAGCATACACAAACGCTTGTTACAGCTACGAGATTGCCCAGTTAAAGACCGTAGTAGCCGAGAAAGGTGCGGAAATAGATGCAGACCTTGCAAGCGCAGTTTCCAAAGGCAGAATGACAGCGCAACGTGCAGCAGAGGTCCAGGCACTACGTCAAGAGATTGCATCAAAGATTGAAGCTGCCACCGTTACAGAACGTGTAGCGCAAGCAGAGTTGGCGCAGGCAACAATGAAATACGAGAGCTTTCAAGTTACCGTATCGCTTTCAAAGATGCGTGTTGCACAAGCACAGCAAGAGTTGGCAATGGCACAAGCCAGTGGTGATGCTACCGCTATCGAGAATGCACAGAGCAATCTCAATACAGCTATCAAGGAGCGCAACAATGTTACACGTCAGTCAAGTATCTTAAAGCGCAATATGGAGACGGCAGCGACCAATGCCAATGCTGCATCGCAGGCAAAGGCAACGCTCGTTACCAAAGCGGACACCGCAGCCAAAAAGGTACAAGCCACAACAACATCGCTACTCACCCTTTGCACAAACGGTTTGTCAAAGGCATTCAAGGCTCTTACGGCAGCTATGGCTAAAAATCCATTCGGATTGATACTTGTAGCCGTTACTACCGTATTGGGTGCGCTTATGACAATGAACGACGCAATGGAGGAAACATCGGAAGAGGTCGAAAGGTTTGGCGAGAGTGCCGTTAAGCAGTCCCGTAACGTAGAAACACTGCTCGCAGTGATAAATAACACGTCCACTACAAGCAAAGTCCACAAGGACGCTGTAAACGAGCTTATCGGGATATACAAAGACTACGGTATCAAGATAGACGATGAACGCTCAAAATTGGACCAGTTGAACCAAATGCGAGAAGAAGCTATCCGTCTTATCCGTTTGGAGGGCGAGGAACGCCAAAAGGCAAACCTTATTGCTTCGTATGAGGACGCTATCAATGAAGCTACAAAAGATATGCAATCCACCCTGCAAACCGCTTTGGCAGAAGCTGAATGGGACGGTAGCGGTACTTTCGATGATTGGGACGCAGACGAGTATCAAGAACGTGCAAAGGAGTTGGCTATCATTATCGGTTCTATCATTCAGAGCGAGGGCGAGGAACTTGCCAAACTTTCGGGCAGTGCGTATGAAGCCAAATTGCAAGAGATTAACGAGAAAATCCAGCAAGCATACAAGGATTTGGGGCTTAACATAGAAAAGACGTTCATTAAATCTTCCGGACAACACGGACAAGTTTATGACGTTACTGTGGGTACTGATGTGGGCGAGCTTGACATTCTGAACCAGTATATGGAGCGTGTTCAAGGTATTTACCAACATCGCCAAAAACTTATTGAGAGTATCAATAACAGCAAATCGTCAGTCGAAGAGGAAACAGAAGCGGTGGATTACGAAAAGTTGTCTTTCGATGAGCTTTTCGATGCAGCGTACAAAGCCAAAGAAAAGGTTGCAGAGGTTGGCACAGTTGAAGCTAAACCGGCTGTTAATACAAGTTCTATCGACAACGCTATAAGCAGGACGGAAACGCTATTGGGCAACATCGAATTGCTCGGTGGTATGCAGATGCCAAATTGGAACTGGTCGAATTTCAGTACTCCTACAACGCCTACTGGATATCTCGGTCCATATAGACCGGGATATACCCCTACTTTGCCTACTCTTCCGTCTGTAAGTGAAACTACCACCACAACGGATAACAGCCAGCAACAAGCCTTGAATGAGCTTGACAGACGTATTGTAGAAGCTATCAAGACCAGAAAGGGAACATCTGAACTGCTCAAAGAGGTAAACAGTGCGCTCGAAACAGCCGAAGCAGGTTCGGCAGACGAAAAACGATTACTTGCCATTCAGAAACGCTTGCAGAACCAGCAGAAGAAGTTCAAGACAAATTCGGGCACTGGTGAGACACCAGCGCAACGCAGAGCCAATATAGAGAGAGCAGAATTAGAGGTTAGCAAGGCTATTACAAACGCTTCAAATTCTCGTATGGCTTTGCAGGCTTCGCTAAAGTTCCAAGAGGAGCAACATTTGATTGACCTTGAAACCGATGCTATCAAGAAAAGAGAGATGCAGAGGGAGCTTGACAACAAAAAGGAGCTCTACGAGATAGAGCAACAAAAGCAAGCTGCTATCAATGCTGAAATCCAGCGTCAAAAAGCAATTTTTGATGCGCAGGAAAACGAAAAAGCAGCACGCAACAAGAAGTACGTCAAGCAAAACTTTACCGATGCGGATATAGACCAAACCCAAATCGCTGTTATCGAAGCCAGATACCAGACACTGAACGAGCTTGTACTACAACAACAAGAAGAACGAAACAGACAAGTTCAGCGCGAAGATGCACGTGCGATGAACGAGTATCTGAAAGACTACGGCACATACCTGGAGAAGCGCAATGCTATTATCGCCCTCTACAACGAGCAGATAGCAAACGCTACCAGCGAGGGTGAGAAACTTTCGCTTGCAGCGCAGATGCGTGAGGAACTTTCTGAACTCGATATTGAAGCCAACAAAACGACATCGGCTATCAGTCAGCTGTTCGCTGATATGACAGATAGGACCGTTAAGGATATGCGTAAAATCGCCGATGAAGCGCAAAACGCTCTTGACTTTCTTATTGCAGGAGAATGGGACGAAGAAAAGGGGTTAGAATTTGGTATGACAAAAGAAACCTTTGAAACACTTCGCAATTCTCCAGACGAACTGGAAAAAATCAGAAACGGTATTCGTGATATTCGAGAGGAAGCAGATCAGGCAGAGGGAGCACTGGGCAAAATGGCTAATGGCTTAAAAAAACTTTTTAATGCCGGCAATGATGCAAACAAGACCAAAAAAGCTCTTGGAGAGATTGAGGAAGGATTCAATGATATTATGCAAGTTGGTTCTTTTTTATCTGACACTCTCTCTGGGTTGGCAGACTCATTCGACAGTGAGGCGTTGAGCGGTATTGCTGAGGGTATAAATGTGGCTATGGACGCTGCGAACTCGGCAATGTCTGGTGCACAAGCTGGAGCAATGTTCGGCCCTTGGGGAGCAGCAGCAGGAGCAGCTATAGGCCTTGTTTCCTCGCTTGCAGGTTCTATTGCAAAACTAATCGACAAGAAGCACGAGAAGAAGATACAAAAGTTGCAAGACTATATCGAAATTCTCGAAAAGAACTACGAGAAATTGGGGCGTTCGGTTGAGAAAGCCTATTCAAAGGACGCATCAAGGATGATTGAGCAACAGAACACATTGCTTGCCCAACAAAAACTTCTCATTCAGCAACAGATTCAGGAGGAAAAGGACAAAAAGAAAACCGACTGGGATAGAATTGAGGATTGGGAAAACCAAATCGAGGAAATTGACCAACTCATAGCTGATAACCAGGAAAAAGCTGTCGATGCAATCTTTGGCGAGGACTTAAAAAGTGCTATTGACAATTTCGCTTCTGCCTATGCCGAAGCGTGGGCAAATGGAAGTGATAAAGCTCAATCAGCAAAAGAGACGGTAAAAAAGATGATGCAACAAATGGTTACCGAAAGTATCAAGGCTGCCATTCAATCATCTGCAAAAATGGAGCTAATACGTCAAAAATTGCAGGAGTTCTACGCAGATAACGTTCTATCCGGCTGGGAGCAGGACTATATCTACAATATGGCAGAAGAACTGCAAAAGGAACTTGACAGTCAATTCGG